GCAGATTTTGATTTCTTAGCGTATTTAACATATTCGCCGCCTTTTGTTTTTTCTACAGACTTAGCTCCTCTTGAAACCTTAGTCTCTTTAGCAGCTCCAATCTCTTTCCGCCTTCCACGCTGAGTGAGTTTCCTTGTCCCCTTTTCTTCAAACTTAGCAGCTTTTTTTTGCTTTCTCTGGGTCTTTTTTATGACTTTCTCGTGAGCCTTTTCTGTTTCACCAGAAACTCCAATACCAACATTATATCCTTCAAGGCTCTTAGCAGCTTTTCTGCCAGCTTTCCTTCCTTTTCTTTTTAGTCTTGCTTCTTTTGTATGAAATGGCATTACTATTTCCTTTTTTTAATTTAAGCGACTATCCAACTTTTCGCTTTTCTTTTTGGTTTAAACCATCGTTTTTTCTCTTTATCATGCTTCATGTTTGTTGGAAATGAGTGCACTTGAGCATAATAAAGACTTTCTATTGTATCATCATGAGCCATCTTAGGGCCAAAAGTAAGGATTTCGTTGATTAAATCAAACATATTTTTACGCAAATGAACAGTTCCTGTACCAAAACGCGCTGAAAGTCCACTATAAATGCGATTTCTTTTGTTAGTCCCGCCCGGTTTCTCAGGTATTACTGCAATATTGTACTTATTTAGCCTTCTTCGCTCATCATTTAAAGCTTGAAATATACTACGGTTCATTGCAACATCTTCGACAGTTGATGATATACAATGATATTTCTGGTGAAGTTCCAATATATAATCAACAACTCCCTTCTTGCCAATCATCTCACCCGTATCAGGAGCTTTGCTGCCGATAGTAGGAATACTCCTATGCCTTTCATATTCCAATACATATAACTCATTATTTGTATCAATTGCGATTACCACAATAACACTAAAGTCGGAATGCTTAGTATCAATATCTGTAGCAGGGTCACATCCTATAAATGTATTAACTGGCATTTGTTCACCATCCTTTACAATATAATTAATATCATCTTCATTCTTATAGTAACCATCCCAGTAGCTGATATGCCTTCTTGTCCATACTGCATCCTCATCACTCATCACCTCCATCATATATTCTTGAAAATATTTCTGTGGTTGACCTGAATCAGAGTAAAACTTTTTCTTCTCTTTTAATTTCTTCTTACTAAAAAATGAAGGCCATAAAGAAGAACCATCATCTATAATAGCTTTATATGTAATTACTTTCCAAGCAAACTTTTCACCACCCTTTTTAGCTTTTGAGTGATTTGTGAGAAGATTGTTGATAAAAGAATCATAATGTACAGGAGTGCCATTAACACGCAACCTGCCAGTATGAGGTTCAAGTGCAGGATATACAACAGCAGTAACAAGATTAGCATTTTTATCCCTTGCGTCTCTCGTAATTGTATTTGCTTCATGTTCAAAATCATCCAGTACTATTAAATCATATCTCTTATGCAACTTAGCTCCACCACGGATACCTGATACATTAGATTTACTTATCAGTTTACACCCATTCTTTAATTCTATATCTTCTTCTGTCCACTTATTGCCTCTCGTGATACCAAAATAATACTTTATCTTGTCATTATAATCAAGATGATGTTTTATATAGTCCATATTGCCAACACTAAGCTTCTGAGTAGCTGATACCCAGCCATAGAACAAAAAGTCGTCTTTAGGACAGAATAAGAAATCTTTTAAGATAGAAGCCTTTGTTAATACTGTTTTACCATGCCCACGTGGAATAATAATTGCAGTCTGCTTTACAGATTTATCATCTATTACATCTGCAACTTCATAATGAAAAAAAGGTGTTTCACTGCGCATAAAGTCATTTGGTAAGAATAGTTTGCCAAATGCTATTAAATCTTTACTGGCTAGTTTTACAGCTTCTTCAGCTTCACTTACGTTTTGACTATTAATATTCACTATATATTCTACTCTGCACTTTAAACAGCTTTGTACTCTTTACCCCTGTAAATACAACAGCCTTCATATATTCCTACAACTTCAACATTAAACTTCTCATCATCATATTCCACTACTCCAAATCCATGCTGCCAATTATGCCTCGCACTTGAAGAAGGGACTGTACCATCAATCCTTGCGAGAGTCCCAAGTGAAACAGCCTGATATATCTTTGGAGTCCCTCGAGTCCATATTGTCTTATGAGCCATTTCTAACCTATGCGTATGACCACTAATTATACTGATTCTCGCATTTTCAAGTAACTTAGTTGATGTCTGGCCACTCTTAGCTCCAACTTTGTTGCCATGGATACATGCTAAGTTATTATTTATATAGTACTCGCCTTTAGGATAATCGCCTACATACTCTACAGCCATCTTATGTAACCCAAGCAAATATGGTATTGATATTATTGGTGGGACATCCGGTTCATTTGCAGGCCTTATTCCGTATGCCTGAATTGTATTCTTTACTATACTGTCAACCATTCTCTTTTCATGGTTGCCTTCTATATAAATCATATCTTTACAATATGGCCTGATTTCAGAAATCCAACCCGAAACAAAATCAAGTGAGGCCTGTGTTGTAAATGTAAACTCAGGTCTAACCAGATAATGAGTACTCCAATCCGGCAAATCAAGCATATCACCAAGCAGAACAATAGTATCAGGCTTAACATGCTTAATTATCTCTGTGACAATACTAAGAGCTTTTAAATCATGCAATGGTGTCATCTCTGATGTTTGAAAATCCCGGCTGAAACCAGCCTGTAAATCTGGAATCACAATACAACTTCTGAGCTCTCTCTTGGGAAACTTGACTTTATTTAATTTAATTGGCTTTACAATCGCACCATGTATTACAGGGAAAGAACATTTAATCGGTATCTTCCTTAATAAAGTAGCTTTTGCCTGATAATTTGTATGCACATTCCATACTATCTTACCATCTACTTCACTCTTAGCGGAAACATCCCATTGGTTTATCTTGAAATTCGTAACCTCCCAATCATCACTCTTAACAGAAAACTTAGCTAATAACTCATCAAGAGTAGGAGGCGACCCCTTAAACTCAGCATCTATATACTTGTAATTCAATTCATCCCAACTCGAAGATGAAGCTGTAACTCCACCAATTAACTTTGAACCTGAATCACCTTCAGTCCAATGCTTCTTACAATTATTGCAATAATATCTCTGTAACCCTCTTCTTAACCCATTCTTCTTTATATTTTGTAGATTGCAGTATAAACAAGTCATTCTACATCCTCACTCTCAAGAGTAATTTGTTTCTGCTCCCTCGTTGCTCCATCTAACTCTTCAGGAGAGAACCCCTGAAACACTCCAAGAAGACCAACTTCTTTTTGCTTTACTGTTATACCGGATGTTCCAACTATCTTACCCAGTTCTTTAGTAGACTGCAAAACAATATTGTCGTCTTCACTGTAATCAGCAAGGTTTTTTAACTTATTGAGTACATACTTATGGTCAACACCCATCTCTTTAGCTACATCAAGCACTGATTTCTCTATTTCATGCATAACTCTTTCCTGTTTTAATAAAATTGTTGCTTTCTTTCTTGCTTTTTGGCTGGATATTTCTGTATACGCTTTCTTATATGCATCTACAGCCCCCATACCTATAACAATATTAGTAGCAAATTCCTTTTCTTTACTCGTAGTCTTCTTTCTCTCATATATACGATCAGATGTGTTCTTTATTTTAGTCGAGAATGTATATCTATTTGGATGATTATCAAAGTCTGTATCCATCTTAACATTATACCTGTTTAAAAAACTCCCAACTATAGTCCTTACCCAACCTTTTGCAAACTTGTAATTCTTTCTATCTGAGTGATGTTTTACACTATGCGATACTTTTAGTAATTGCACTATTCTGCTATCATCTGAATAGACCCAATCCCCCTCATTTGCACTCCTCCAATCTGGATAGACTACCGTATTTGGATAAACCTCTTGGAATTCGCCTATATCATCATAAACGTAATGAACAATACCCTTTATTACTCTTTTGTCCACAAATTAGTATCTCTATTTTTTAAATCCTTAATCTGCATAACAAGATTATCTATTAACTTACTTACCTCTATATGTATCATATATACATTACCATCTATCTCTAAAGGAATCATGGAATCAGATAAATTTTTCAACACTGACTCCTGATCATCCATAGACAACAGAGCTATTTCTTTTATTAAATCAGCCATAATAACTTTTTTATACATTTCTTTATTTCCCTGCCCTACCACCCCTGAATTTAAACTAACCGTCAAATAAAACCAAAACAAAAAATGCCCAAGTTAATTACAAAAAAAAACTATATGATTTTGGTGCGTAACCTTTTTCACTATAGTACCCCCTAGTCGGGGGATTTCGTATATACGAATTTTAGTTATATTTCATTTATATTAGAATAATATATAATATTTTTATAACCTAATCAGGAGGTCATTAACATGACTGAAGTACAGAAGAGTAAGCGCCGTGATTACTATAAACAGTTAGCGGCAGTGAGACGCGATGAGGCGTTGAAGAAGTCATTCAAGGCTGATACTAGACGTCAGTATATAATGGGTGTATCATTAGCCAGTAAGCGTGACATTATAAGCGCATTGAAGGCTGATCTTATTAATATCAATCAACAATGTGTTGGTGAAGGCTTGGACGCAATCTTTCTGGATGAGGATGATGCTCCTATGCCAACTCTACCCAAACCAGTAGATTAGAATTACGTGATGGACGGGGCCCAGGTGATAGAGGGCCCCTATTGCGCTTAACTAATTATGTTCAACTACACAATGCGTGCCATATAAAGACATAAAGTGTTCGAAATGGGTGTAATACGTGCTATCATAAAGCAGATATAAAGTATTGAACAGACACCGTATGTTTGCAGTATATTTATATCCAGTATTGCATCCACTTGGACATTAACTATCAATCAACCGGAAGGAGTATTACCAATGGAACATCAGTTCAGAGTAGTTTGCAAAGGCAAGTCAAAAATCATCAGTATTGAAGGTACACAGGAGTATGCATTGTCGTATATCTCTGGTTATGTACAAGCTTTGCGTGATAGATTTGGATTGTTAACTATGATCAAGGTTCAGACGAAGGAGTCAATCACTAACAAAACAAAGAGATTCTTCGAGTCTAAAATTGACCAGTGGAATTAGTTTAACTATTTAATCAAAGAGAAGGGGAAGTACCGTCCATCATAGGTTGTTTCACATATTGTGTTTCAGCTGAGGTTAAATCCGCATCGCTTCCCCTTTTTCTTTCAATAATAAACAAGGAGTAAATAATGCTAGTAGGAAACTTACAAATAGATAGTCAAGTAAATAGTATTGTTAATACTATATTTAACTATAATGGTAAAACATTAGAGTTTCATAAATTGTCTGACAGTAATTATTTAATACCTGATTCAGCACCAATAGGTGTATTTATGTCTGGTGGTCAATCTCAGGTAATATTAATTGATGAAGATGATACAAAATATGAGGCATATGTATATTTTTATAATAAACATGAAGGCCCTAGAAATTTCATATTACAAACACTTGAATTAAAGGAGTAAATAATGATAAAACCATATAATGATAGTGTTTCTTATTATCTAAGGATGTGGAAAAAAGAATATGGTAACCCAACTGATGATGAAATGAAATTATTTAATAGGCTTGAAATTGCTAAAGAAAAATCTCAAAGATTGGGAATGGGTTCGCTTATTCATAGACTTGTAAATGATTATTGTGCCATAAGACATAGAATATTTGGTAAAATGTCACTTAAAAATAAAGACAGAGAAATAGAGCTTTATGAAAAATATGTGCAGTGTGCAAAAGCTGGTGGAACTTGGGAAAATAGAAAAGGCCCATTTGCTCAACACCAAGATGAGTTAAAACAACAATTTGATAACAACTTAAAAAAGGAGAAAGATAATGAAGAGAGAGACACAGTTACAGCAAGTTAAGAAATATTTAGAAGCAGGCAATTCCATAACACCAATAGAGGCTCTTGAAAGGTTTGGTTGTTTCAGGTTAGCTGATATTATATGGCGGATAAGGAAGAACCAGCATGTTTATACTACAATGGTAACAAATAAATATGGCAATATGTTTGCTAAATATTCTTTCCATCGTTCAGGTAGTCATGTATGGAATAATAATGAAGAAAGAGTTGAGGCCTTAGGATGGTAGATTTTGAGAGAATGAGAAATATAAAGCCAATCAATTATGATGAGTCTAAAGCTTTATTGCTTCTTGTTATGAAAGGGTATTATAAAAAGAATGTTCAATTCAGGGAGAATTTAGATGGAACACGTCATTTAAGAATAGGGTATTGGTTGCCAATATTATCAGAAGATTTAGATTATGTACAAGCTTATAGTGGAATAAAGTTAAGTGAAGTAAGTATATTTGATGATGATTGCGGTAGAAAATACTGGTATAGCATAGTTTAACAATTAATTATGGCCTGCTTGTTCACCCCCTTTACAGCTATAAGCTGGAGCTATCATTTGCTCCTTCCACAGATCAGGCAGGCCAAGTTTTTACAATAATAACAATAAAGGAAAGACACAATGGGAAAAACACCAACTAAAAACTACAACGCATTCACTCTTATCAGTGAGAATAGGCCAATAGACTGGAAAAGAGTTGATTGGCTCAGAAAACAGCTTAAAGAGCATGATATGCTTAAGCAATATGATATACTCTGCAATAGTAAAGAGAAGAGTATGGAAAGATATGCAAGCTGTGATGGTTCAGGAATGGGTATTATAGATGGTCAGCATAGGTTCTTATCAGCTAAACTTGAAAATAAGACAGTTTACTATACTGTAGATGACTCAGTCACTCTTGATGATGTTTCGAGAGCTTCAGCGTTTCAGAGACCTTGGACACTCGAGCACCATCTTCATAAGTATAAAACTATTGGGCACACAGAGTATCAAAAGTTTGCCGGGTATATGTCTCGAACTAATTTCCCTATTTCAGCATGTTCTATAATACTGTGTGGAGGAAGAGGAGCTTATTTTAAAACAGCATTCGAGCAAGGTGAAATGAAGTGCAGTCAGAACTGGTCTAAAGCAGAAGCTTTTGCAGAAGCAGTCAATGGGACAGACACTAAAAAGGGAGTAATATTCTATTTAAAGTATGCCAGAAACTCAAGATTTGTTGAAGCATTTTGGGTATTATTCAGACATAAAGAATATGACCACTCAAGAATGATGGCAAAACTGGAGTATTTAGCATCTACAATGCAGAAGTGTCCAGATAAATCAGGGTTCTTAAGAGAGTTATCCCGTGTATATAATTATAACACTAGAAGTAAATTGAGATTTTATGAAGAGGGATAAATTATATCTTTCTCTGTATATTATGCGGTAAATATAGCACTTATTCTCCGCAAAGGACAGAAACTATATGATAACAATCAAAGACCTTAAAAAGAGTATCCCGGATAGGATATTGGATGTTTATACAGAAGGAGAAGTAACAGTAATCACTTTTCCGAATGGTAGGCTGAAAGTAATGCCTAAACATCGCAAGCCTAAAAGAGGATACTCATTAAGGAATGGTGGTAGAAAAACTAGGGTATAAAAATATTAGCTTTGTTATAATGAGGAATTGTTGACAAGGTTGGCGATGGTAGATATACCAATACCCTTATTAAATAGGATGGGCATTGCCGGTAGATTTCATGATAATTAACCTTATTGTTTCTATGCTGGCTCCATCTTATTTAAATAGCGGAAGTTGAACCCAGAGCTTGTATCTGGAACAAACTGTCAACCTTCGGGGGCAGAACTCTTGCAAGGGGCTTCCGCAAATATTCAAACCACACAATAAAGGAGTAATAAAATGAAATGCAGTATATGTAAAGAACAAGTAACAGCTGACCCATTTGGTTGGGATGGTGGTTGTAATGCAGAACCTATTAATGATGGTATTTGTTGCCATAAATGTGATATAAATGTTGTATTACCCGCAAGATTAGCTGAATGTGGATTTAAAAGAACAGATGTTAATAATATTGTTGAAGGAGTTTTAGCTAATTTAAATAAAGGAGTAAATCATGAACTTTAGTAAAATATTATCTGAATTGCACATACTTGTCAATACAATAGAGCACAGGCTAACAGTCTATGAAAGAGAAAAGTTTTATGATATTCATAGTGAATTAAGTATAATACAAACCAAATTATTTTCAATAGGCATGAAATTAAGGAGTCTTGTTAATGAAAAAAATGATAAAAAAAAGGAAAAACAAAATGATTAAAAAGAAAAAAGAGCCAAAAGAGTTTAACTATCTTAAGTACAAAGAAAATACAATTTATAAAGCTATGAAGATTTTCAATCATGGCAAAACCGAAAATAACAATTTGTCTCTTAAAGAAACAATATTTAACATGGATGCGAAAATACAAAGTTTAAAAACAGAGAATAATGCGTTAAGAGAAATAATTGATTGGGATAAAGGAGAAACAAAATGAGATACTATTGGGAAGCACTTTTTAGTGCTGAATATTTCCCTTATTGGGAATTTACAATGTTAATGATGCTGTCGTTTCAATTAAGTATGTTGTGGCGACTGCATAGAATAGAAAACAAAATAGATGAAGCACAGGATTATCTTGCTTCAATATTAGATGAAGTAGAATAAGGAGAATATTATGGGATTCGATTTATATGGATTAAGCCCACAAGTCAATACACCTAAGCCTGGCATACTCAGTTTTTGGACAGGAAAAGATGGATTTGTAATGTGGGACAAAATGGATGAAATTGATAGAGATAAATATTTTAAAGCTAATAATAAACACAAGGAGGAAAACCCTGGTGAATATTATAGAGCAAACGTATGGTGGTGGCGACCTATGTGGGAATATATCTGTGAAAACTGTGATGACATATTGTCAGAAAAAGATAAAGAACATGGTGAATCTAATGATGGTTGGAAAATATCGAAGACAAAAGCAAAGAAAATTGCAGCTAGAATAAGAAGACTAGACAAACAAAGAAAAATAATGGAATATGAATTAAAATATAAAAAATTTATAACATCTTTACCATTAGAAGAATGCAATATATGTGATGGCACAGGCAAAAGACTTCCTCCACCTAAATCAGGAGCAGGAGAAATTCATTGTAATGGTTGTGATGGTAAGGGTAAAAGAAAACATTGGAATTGTCATTATCCATTTGAGTCACAACCAGTAATCGAATTTGCTGAATTTTGTGAACAATCAGGAGGTTTTGAAATTTGCTGACATGAGATAGCAAAATAAATATAAGCTGGTAGTGGTGGCACGTGCATGTTAAAGTCTAACTATGTCCTTAGCGGGATTCTTGTAACTTTAGCGTTGTAACTATCCACGCCAGCTTATATTTTGATTGACTTTAAACCTTGATATTATTAAATTTGCGATACATTTAAGGAGAGATAAATGGATATTGAAGCCATATACGGCGCTTACCTAAAACAACAAGAATTATTAAGAGAAAGAGATAAAAATGTCTTTCATGCATCTACTGCAGGTAGTTGTTATAGAAAACAATTATATTCTTATTATGATTTTCCATCTGATGAAAAAGATGCTAAGTCATATAGAATATTAAGACTGGGCACAATAGTGCATAAAGATGTTGAAGAAGCATTAATTAAATATGAAGACACACTGTCTCAGATGCAAATCAAAGATGCTCCAGTTGAAAGACATATACATATTGAAGAAAAAATAGAGATTAAACAACTAAATGTTGTTGGCACTTTTGATTCTGGTGAAAGAATAATATATAAAGACAAAGGCATAGGAACAGTTGAATTCAATCTTTATGATTTGAAAACAGCAGCAGCTTATAAGTGGACAACATTATTTGGTAGAAAAGAAAATAGAAAACCTAAAGCAGCTGATAACTATAAGATGCAGTTAGGAACATATGCTCTTGGAATCAGGCATAAATATGCATTAGACAGAATTAATATGTACCTAATATGGTATAATAAGAATACATCACACATGAGAGAGCAATTAGTAAGCAATGAATGGATAGATAATGCACTTAAATATTGGACTGAACTATGTGAAATAAACAAAGATATGGAAGAAAATTTCATTGATGAACTAATTCCAGAGATTACTTTAGGAGTTCCTTTTCAAGACTGGGAATGCAGATACTGTCAGTATTATAGTATTTGTCCCAGTACAATAGCTGATAAAAAACCAAGATTTTCAATAAATCCAAAAAACTTTAAGGAGAGATAATGAATAGCAATGAAATAATTGTAGCCGATAATCAAACAATATCAGTTACTAATACAATAAAACAAGCAATAACAGATAAACATAAATCTGTTTCACGAATCAAGACACCAAAACCATTTATTAAAAAGAAAATGGGATTAGATTATGTAGAATTCTCTTATATGAGAGAAATTGCAGATAAAGAATATCCCGGTTGGTCATGGACAATAGAAAAAACTGAAGTCTTAGGCTCAGAAGCTTATGTAGTTCATGGCAGGCTATTATGGTACGATGAAGGTATTTGGAGAAAAGCAG